ATAATAGTTTTTAAGAACGGAATTATTTTCTTTGGATCTATTATTTTAGAGATCATTTTAATGAACTTAGAAATCTTACCGTCTAAAAATCTATCGGCTAAATTAATTGCTCCAGTAACAGAAGTTAAATTTTGTATTGATATCGCTATAGTTCTAACATCGTCTATCTTTTTTAATGCTTTTTGTACGTCTTGACTTGGAAAATTTCTAACGTCAGAGTATTTGTTAAATACGCTATAGACGTCTTCCAAGAAATTAGAAAACAGCTGTAATTCAGGAAACGCCGCTACTAGTTCAACGTCTCTTAGTCCATCTTTGCCCACTAATTCTCTAACTTGTTGAATTTGAGAATTGCCTCGTAAAGACTCTTGAACAGATAAACCGGAAGCCTCTTGCTCTATTTGTTGTTCTGGACTTAATTCTTGCGTAGGCTCGATTCCTAAAACCTCTTCTAATATGCTTCTTACTTTTTTTATCAAACCAACCAAAGCGTTTTTCTTTTTAGAAGTATTATTGTCTCCATATGCAGAATAAAAGTCGTCTATTAATACTTGTACTTGATAGGCTCTAAGTTGTATCTCGTATTTTTTTCTAGCTAAAGGATCATCAGATTTTGGAGATACATTAGGATCAAACTTCTTACCTCCAGGTATTTGATTCAATGCATAATCTAAAATATTACACATGTCAACTTCTAGCAATTTGTCCATTACAAAGAATATGCCCTTATCCAAAGTCTCTTTAAAGCCGGTCATTGGGTTAACTGAACCAGTATCTTCTGTTGCAGCAATTTCAAATTTACCGAAAAAAAGATCGTCCATCTTTGCTCGTATTTCATTTATAGTCTGACCGGCTACTATAATTGCTTTTTCAATTCCTTCTGCAGTATTGGCATCTGCATTTAATATATTAGAATTAGAGTTTAAGTCTTTTATGGACTGTTGATCTTTATCAGAAAGTTTTTCAAAATCAGTTTTAGGACGGATATTAGGGGCCGTAGTAGGAAGGTTAGCTGGTGGTGGTTTAATTATTAAATTGTCTCCCATTATTTTGTATATACTACTTTTGAAAGATTAAATGCAGCCATAGGATCAACTCCTCCGCCTGTTACTTGATTGTTTACGGCTTGTGCGGCTTTTAAAAGCAAAGGGCCCGCCCATGCCAATTTGGCCATAGACCCGGGAACATCTGACTCTGACATACTGCCTAAAGATTTTCCGAGATCTATTAATGATTCGCTCAATCGTAGTAAGATTTGATTTGTTTTGTAACCCAATAAAACAGGTTCCATTCCAATCATAGTACTGGGATCTATTTTACTGCCTAGACTAATTTTAGGTGCGTTGATATAAACCTCAGCTCTGGCATCTACGTGTACTTCGCCGCCAGAAGAGATGCCTACGTTTTTCTTTCCGAATAAAAATACACCATCGTTTTTAGCGTGTACAATAACTCTACCGCTACTTACAATTATCTGTTTGCCTTTATATGGAAATTCTGGAACGTACATTAGTTATTTCTTATTGCTGTTGAATCTTGTTGTTGAGCCGATAAAATATCGTTAGAAGTAGGTGCTTGTTCTATTTCTAGTATTGTTTGAGATTGTTTTGATAAAGCTTTTCCGTAAGAGTCAAAAGGAAAATTTACTAGATCTTCCAAAACTATTTTTTGAGAAGAGGTTAAGTATATGGAAGAATCATCTTTATTAATGTCCTCTATAGTTGCTGCAAATGGATCAGTATCTGCAGGTTGTCCTTGACCGTTTCTAATAATAGTTATAGGATCTCCAGTGCTTCCAGCTTCTGACCATGAGTTTAAAGCTTTTAGTCCTTTTACTGTGCTTCCAAATCTTATTGATTGACCAAACCTTGATTCTAAAATAATGTCTCCTTCGAAAGGCCTTAAAGTTTTTATCTTTTCGTTCTCTATAAAAGTTCTACCCAAAGGCAGTCTAAATGTCAAAGTATTTGTTTTTCCCTGAAACTCTGGTCTTGAACTGGCTTTGCTTACATATTGACCATACTCTTCCATGTTAGGAAAAGCATTGTGATTGACTCCGTTCCATAAAGCGTAAGGAGGAAAGTAGAAAAGCTGTTTAGCATTAAAGTCGTTGTTCAAATCAGGAGAAGGTCCGCTCATAATCAAAACAATTTCTCCCAATAAAGGGTATTGTTTTATGAAGCTAAATATTGGGAACGCAGGTTCAGTTACTTGTTTTAATTTTGATTCGGATAAATTAGAATACATTATTTCGTATCTTATTTTACCGACATCTTTCCAACTAGTAAAATCAGGGTTAGGTTCTAATACGTCTCTAACAGCAGGAAGACCATCAGGAGAAATATATGCCTGTATGGATCTTGTAAAAGGTCCTTGCACAATGGATTTAACTCGACCAATTATGAAGTATTGGCCAAATTTACCCGATTTGTCGGCTTTAAAACTGTTACCGAATATACTCATTATGCTTTTGGTAATTGTTTAGCTCCGTTTCCTATTGAAGTTACCTCACTCATTAACTGTTCTATGTCTTTCTCGGATAAAAGGCCTCCATCTTCAACAGATTTGTCTTTGGCCTCTGCAGACTTTTGGAAAGCGCTAAGTATTTTCATTAAAACTTCGTCGTTCTTAAGGCTAGAATCCAATAAGCCCTTAATCATGGGTACCAAAACGATAGCATCGCCAGGTCCTTCAATCATATCTGCCAAACGTAATATCTCTGATTTTATTGTTGAGTCCTGAGACTTGTGTTTATTATATACCTCTTCCACCAAATGCGCCAAAGTCTTGCCTGGGAAGATTTCCTTTTCTAGTTCCATAGGATTTTATAAATAAATATTACTGGTCTACGTTTTCAATATGGTGATCCAGTACTTCCTTGTATATCACTTTTAGCTTTTTGATCACCTTTGTAATAGTATTGGACTGACAGTCCGTGATCTCTTTTATGTATATGAATAGCGCTTTCTTATTGAATATGTCTATGTTTTCTCTCTTTTTAAATACCTCCAAGATAGCATCAGCAACCTTAATCTCGCCTTCTTTGTCAAATAGTGTAGTTAGGTTATCGTCTACATGCTTTATGAATTGATCTATTACAGAGACTCTATTAATATCAGAAGACTCAGGCTCAAGTATTAAAGTTTCATGGGTGCTATTAGCATTGTCGATCTCTTCTACTTGTATCTTAGAAACCATTTTTTTGTAGTTCTTTTGGTTGTAGATGATCAAGTATCTCTTTGCAATAGTGCCAAAATAGGAATACGCCTTGCCCTTTGATTGATCGTAAAGGTGCAATTTTTGTAAAAGAAAAGATATTACTTCAAATTTGAGATCCTCTATATTATCTACTTCTGTATAATAGAATTTAAAAGTATGAATAATGTTTTCTGCTAATTTATAGAACGCGTAGTGAATCTCTTTATTGTATATCTGATTCGCAATGGCTTGATTTGACGCGGCTCTATATCTTAAGATGGCCTCTTCTGTTTCTGAAGTAAAGTAAACATTTTTTGTTTTTGGTTTTCTTATTCTAGGTGTACCTTTGATGGTAAGACCCATATCCGGTTCCGGCTCAACCATTAATTCTTCTGCCATGATTTATTTTCTTCCTGTAAATTGTTGAACTCTAGCTTGGATTGCTTTTATGGTTTCAAAAAGTTGTAGCAACTCTGGGTCGGATTGTACCCACATTGTCATATCGATCTTGTTTACTAATCCGTTAAAATCGTCTGTTAATGCTAAAGTGTCATTAACGAAGCTGCTTTGATTAAGTACGATCTCTTCTAATCTTTTATTTTTTTTATAAAGATTGTATACTATTGCACCAAAAATTGTGCCAAACCATAGTACTATTGCAATTATTCCTGTCATTTTAATTAAATTTGTGTTTCAACTCTGCTTGCCATTAAATCGGCTTGGTGAAGAATGTAAGGTAAGTTACATTTTAATTCAACGTCAGAGCTGTATGTTATATAATAAGGTTTGTTGGCCTCTTCGTAAAGACCATCGTGTAACTTGATTGCTAAGAATTCATTTTCAGTAACCGGTATGTTTGCTTGCTGTAAGTAGTACAAACTTCTATCAGCAACTCTCATATGAGTCATGTTAGTGTTTATCTTAAAATAAGCGCCTTGCTTTTCTACATGCCAAGAAGAGTCGTTAGGAAGGTAGAAAGGCTCTTCATTAGTACCCATTTTACCGAGGTCATGATTAATTGCAGAGAATACTAATTCTTCAATGGTATAAGTTTTCTTCTGACCAAAGCGTTCCCATACTTTATCTAGTACTAGAGAAGCTTCAACAACTCTATTAACATGATCTACATATCCACCAGCAAAACAGTTGTGGTGACTAAGTTTAGTAGATGCTGGGCTAATAGCTAGAGTAACTTCTATGCCCTTATAGAATTCAAGTAGCTTGTCCTGTCTGTCTCCAGTTGGAATGTACTTTGTAATGTAACCATAGAACTTACCTAGGTTCTCAAGGATTTGTTCCTCTGTTAGTTTTTTCATAACTTTTATTTTTGATTAAGTGTCGTGTTCAGTGTTGATTAGGTGCTGCACTTCGTTTATCTTGTCTTGCATCTTTTCTAAAGTCTCTTTTAACTCTTGTGGAGGACGCAGTTGGGAAATTTGCGAACTTTGGTACATTATCATGTTTACCAATTCGCCTAGTTTTTTAGTGATTAATTCTTTGTATCTCATATTGTTAATTTAATAATTTTTTATCGTATCTATGATATTATCTATCGAGTACATTCCCATCGTTGATATCTTGTCAGATACCACTTTTATTTTGCCTATGTGCTTGTAATCTTCAGCAATGTAAAAGATTTTGCCTTCCAGATTAACCATTGGATATGAATCGGTACCAGTAACTTCTTCTATGTTATCGCACATACTAGGATACTCTTCGCAAGGAATAGCTTCGTACTCGATTTTTAAACTATCTAAGGTAGTCTTTAATTTTTTACATTTATCACAACCATCTAAAATGTATATTTGCAAATTAGTCGTCTTCATAATCATCAAATTCAGGGTCTAATGTCTTCATTGTCTCAATCCAAAGTGCCTTTTGATCGTCAGTCATATTTTCAAATTGCATACTTAGATATATGTACAAAGCTTGTATTTCCCCTTGGGTTAAATTCTCCCTCTCTTCTTGCTGTATGTTTAGTAGTTTAGTTAGATCCATATGTCTGCTGTAGTTTTTCCCCCTGTTATAGAAGGTTTTAAAAATAATTATTTTGTAGGATAATAAAAAACTTAAGTTTTAAGTGTGCTCAACAAAGATTAAATTTTTTTATTCAAAAAGATTTTAGTATATTAGATCAATGGAGAACGAACAATTGGTTTTAGGTCTTTTAGAATCTGTACTTGGAAAGGGAAAACCCGATAAGAACAAGAAGGATCATGCATTCCATTGCCCTATTTGCAATCACAAGAAACCAAAGTTAATCGTTAACATTTTTACGGGTCAATACAACTGTTGGACCTGCCACCCGGCCACAAAAGGCAAAACTCCCGTTTCTTTATTTAAAAAGCTAGGAGTGGAGAAAGAGAGAATGATCGAGATGAAGGGCTACTTCAAAGGCGATCGCACTAAGATAGAAGACACAGAAATAACTCGCGTATTTTTACCAAAAGAATTCATTTCAATGACCGAAAACGATAAGTCATTGGAATATCGTCGCGCAACAGTTTACCTAAAAAATAGAGGCATCAACGAGTCCGATGTAAGAAAGTACAACATTGGATACTGCAAAGAAGGTCGTTACAGAAATAGAGTTATTGTGCCTTCTTACGATAAAAACGGTCAAGTAAATTATTTTATTGCTAGGTCTTTCGAAAAGGAACCGTATCAAAAGTACGACGCACCATCTGTAAACAAAACAGAAATCATAGGACTAGAATATCATATCAACTGGACAGTACCGGTTATACTTTGCGAAGGCATATTCGACGCAATTGCTATTAAAAGAAATGTTGTTCCATTATTCGGTAAAAGTATTACAAAGGCACTGATGTTGAAACTTGTGGAATCTCAAGTAAAAACAGTATATTTGGCACTTGATAAGGACGCACTCAAAGAAGCGCTTACTTACTCTGAACAGTTGATTAATCTTGGAAAAGAAGTTTACCTAATAGAATTAGACGGTAAAGATCCTTCTGATCTAGGATTTACGAGCATGACAGAATTATTACAAAAAGCAAAACCATTGACATTCGGAGAATTAATGCTCAGAAGAATGAAAATGAATTAACAAAATGATAAAATATTTCGACAACGTAGA